ATTTGGGCGGGGGGTGGTAATCGCGCTACCAGCCCCCGGGGTACTTAGGGATGGGCACCGGTCATCCGCCGGCTTGCGATCCATCTGACGTTCATCGTTCGACGAACGTTCGCAATCCTGTTGTGTCCCAAGCGATGATCCAATCAATTGCTTCATTCACATCATCAGCAATCAACGCATCACTAAGGTTTGAGCTTGTCTTACACACACGATCAAGGAGAGCACAAGAGTTGTAACCATTGTTCGTGTCGAACGCAAACCACAAGTCGAACTCATCTTTAGGATCGTAAGGATTGTCAGTTGTTGTAAGGTAACGTGTTGTCATGACTATCAACCTCTAACAGCTTCTCGTACAGAGGACGTAGAGATACCAAGCATCTCTGCAATCTCTGATGTGGTTGCGCCGTTTCGAGCCATGGCGCGAGCACGAGCAATCACACTAGTTGAAAGGACTGGTTTGTCTTTAGGCATGGATAGTTCATTCAAACGCTGGGGATCCGCATACCTAGCAATGGACTCCATCATGGCGTTACTTACAGCACCATTCATGATGGCCTTCCACTCGGCATCGGTGACGTCAAATTGTACCTCCTTGCGGGAGGCCCCAGTGCGGGCTCGCGCAGCCTTGAGGGCTTGCGACTCAAGGCGAGTCCGCTCTTCCTTCGTGAGTGAAGGATTCTCGTCGACCTTAGCCTTCACCACACCCCCGGCCACTAATTGGGCCTGGCGTTCCCTGGGTGCGTTAGTGAGGGCCGTACGTACCTTCTCCTTGAGTGAGGCCACTTCATCCGCGTACTCCTTGGCAGCAATGGGGTCTCTTTTCAGGGTGGGGGTATCGAAGATCTCCCTCCTAGCCCTATTTGCTAGGGTCTTCATGTTGTTAGCATAACCTGCGTATAGTTCTTCCATGGGTGTACCCGATGAAAGCTTACGCGCGTCGTCAACCAATTCCATACGCGCTACCTTTTGAGTACGCAGTACGGTCTCAACCTTCGGCGCCTTGGTCTTGTACTCCGTTACCTTAGTATATGATTCGCCAGTATCCTCGTATACCTTTCGTCCAGTAAGGGGGTCAATAGGACCACCCTTAGCGGCGGACCTAAGCTTTCGCTTTGGAATCTCCACCTCTGATCCTGCGCGAGAAATAAGAGTGGATACACCGCCGCCGTCTTGGTACTTCTTCTTGAGACCGGCAATATTATTGTCGGTCTCGGAGGTCTTGTAGTCAAGCTTATGCTTGACCGCATCGATAACCACCATCGAGTGGCGGACTGCTCGTGCAAGCTCCGCTTCAGTGGCGCCCTTGATTGTCATATCCGTAATAAGGTTGGAGACCTCCCCCATTTTCCTCTGCTTGGTAACCTCGGGCATGGGTTTCATCCCGGGGTATCCGGGATACGCAGCAGAGGGATCGAATCCTTCGAGACCCTTCAGAGGAGAAGTCGACCGAATACGGCTCTTAGGAGTGACCGGAATAACCATGACGGTATCGCCATCGAAATCGGCACCTGAGAGTCGCTGAGCCACCTTGGGATGAATACCCACAGCGTCCGCGGCCATTTCGCCAATGGTGCGTCGAGCATCCTTATTACCGTTGTTCACAGTCAATATGGGAATTTCGAATGTACCGCCATGAGGATATCGCACGAGAGCGACAGTCGACCCGTTCTTAAAATTAGGTGCGTAGACTTCTGTAGGTTTTAGTTTGGTTACCGGTAGAATAACCTGATACGCCTGGTTTGGTACAGCAGCCGCCGTGAGTTTTGTAGCGTCCGAATCACAGGAGTCTGCAAATTCCTGTAATGCTTTCTTGCGAAGAACAGGATTTGTCAGCGACATAATCTTTTCGAACTTATCCTTATTCTCCGCAACGGTAATATCAAGTTGCTGTTTTGCAAAGGATAGATTCTGCTTCGAAAGAAACTGGGCAGGAAGAGTCTTTGACCAGTCGCCCCAGGAACCTTCCTCATTAACAAGGTTAACCGGGGAGAGCTTCTTATTTCCGTCCCTATCCAAATATTCCATCTGGCGGCGGATAACGGCTCCGAAAGGGTTGTCCGGATCGGATTTCATCTTCTTCAACACGGATTCTCCGTCGCCCATCATAGGAACGGACTTGGGTTTATTCGTGTTAAATCGAATATCTTTTCCGGCCGGAAGATCATCGGCGTACATCGCCATACCCTTTAGGTAGTGCGTTCCGTCCACCGAAATACGGACCTGTCCATAGTTCGACTTGCCGAGGTTGACGTCTTTAAGCCCTCGACGAATTTCGATGACGCCGTCCATGTTGGTACCGCCGTCCTCAGCGTATCGTATCGTGACTCGCTTCGAGTCGAGTGGCGCTGGCGGTTTGAGGGACAGTTTATTTCCTGCCGGGTCGGTTCGGACGCCGACCACGTGAATCTTTTCAAGATTCTGTACAACCTCTCGCTTCTCAGTCCCCGGGGCAACAAGAACACGGGTCGAAGTATATTTATCAGTACCGAGCTGACGGATCTTAATATCCTCGACCTTGTAGCCCTGCGCCTCCAGTGTAGAGGCTGCCAGCTTAAGTGATGTAGCGGTGGTTCCGAGTGTCACCTCGGTGCCAGCACCAATATCAATATACTTGTGTTTGTCAACCTCCCGCTTCAGAATATCCGCAGTACCCTCGATCTTGCTCGCTGTTCGTCCAGCGTCTTCCTTCAGGTAGTTGCGGACGGTGGACGAGGAAATACCGAGTCGGTTTGCAATGGCAGCCTGGCTCATGTTCTTCGCATCGAGCTTCCGAACCATTGCGATTTCGACAGCCTGGCGCTCACGCTTAGCAATCGACTTAGTTGCTCGGAGTTCCGTGGTTGTCATACCGAGACCGCGAGCAATCTCAGCTTCACTCATCCCTTTACCCTCGAGTCCCTTCACGAGGCCCTGGAAATCAAGGGAACGCTGATATGGGTCCTTACCGGATCCCCAAGGATAGCGGCCCGACTTACGCAGAATACCATAGTGAGCCAGGGTATCGTCTGATTCTTCAGGGGTGGGGGTATTTACATTCAGCACTGGTCCTCCAAGTCTAGAATATCCGAGAAATGTACGATTCGGCGCATGATGTCCCGAATATCATCTGTATCGGGAGTGTGGGATCTTACTTCACCGTTTTGATAAATGCGAAGATGCATGTTGATCGTCGGGGAAATATTATACTCCAGGCAGAAAAGCGCGGCGTAGATCTCGAGCTGTTCGAACTTGGTCGGACCTAGTCCGGTCTTAAGATCGTGAATGCGCAGCAGTTCATTGTCTGGATCGAATGAAATCGCATCGGCGGTTCCGAAGGCATGGGGGCTAAAATATAGAACCTGCTCCGGGGTCATCGAATATCGGATGGCGTCGTTAACGAACATACCGACAGTATCAGCGGTGTCACCGAATGGGAGCCCCAAACGAATATGCTCAGCAGCAATCTCATGGAGTTGAGTACCAATAGCAGCTGCTCGAGCATTACGATATGTCTTGAGGACTTTATCGTCGTCGTATCGGAGCCATGAGCTTTTACTCGCCCCGAGGAATGCGTGCTTACCTTCGAGGTTGCGATGATCGACGAATCTCACTGGCGGACTCCAAAATAAATCTGAAGTTCGCCAAGGACTTCCTTCTCGTTCTCCGGGTAGATGAAACGAGCGAAGCCCATCATCGTCAGGCGATTGACGTAATATGTCTGGTTCGGTTGAACGTGCGCCTTGTCCGATGCCTTGACTTCAAGCATGGCCCACATATCGCCGTGAAGGATCAGAAGATCAGGAACTCCCTGTAGATAGTTAGGGTCGTTCTTCAGGATGAGGCATCCGGGCAATAGCCGGGATAGCTTCCCAATCAGATCTCGCTGGTACTTGTTTTCCTTTGCGCTCATGTTTGCTCCTTTCGCAAAGGTAAAGAAATGGTAAAGCCCCAGTGGGTAAGGACAGTGGGTAACGCCCTAATGGGCCCCGTTCTATCCATTATAGGAAAAGTTTTTGTATGGTTTCGTTACCCACTAGGATTTTGGGCCAGAAATTGCATGAAAATTGCAAGTGTCCCGTTTGGCCCACTGTCCCGGGGCTCTTATTATATAT